TCTAATTCTACCTATTCTTGCTATAGGTGTTGCCCAATTAGTACCTAGTGGTTCTGAATTTTTTGATAGTAAAAGATTATTAAGCATAATCAAGTAGAATAATTAGAGTTATAAATACCTCTCCATCTATTACCACCATCATCTGTAATGAAAGTAAAAAGATGAGTTCTACCAATAGATAAAACAGGCGATAACTGTTCAGGCCATTGAAGACCTGCAAACCAAGTAATTGTACCCGAAGTATGGTTTACTTCTAAAGTAAACGAATAAACTCCAGTTGAAGGTACGTTTGTTAAACTATAAGTAGTATTTCCGGAAATAGTAGAAATAAAATAGTTACCTAAGCTGCAATCAATTACTGTACCGGGAAGTACTACACCACCTTGTCTTACTCTACCTGTAATCTGAATATCCTGCGAGAATACAGGACTTTGAAGAGTTTTATTAAGTAAGGTTTGTGTAGCTGTTAAAGAAACTAACTGACTTACAGCATCTGGCAACCATTTCGTACCATTCCATCTCCAAACTACGCCTGCGTTTACAAACGTATCGTTAATGGTAGGTGAATTTGGAAAATTTATAGCTGACATTAGTAATCCGTTTCAACATAAATAGAAGCTACAGAAACCCCAACTACAGAACTAGTACCACCTACACTTGTCCAGATTTGCCAATTTAGTAAAGTATTGGCAGCAGGTAAGTTAGTAGTAATAGTTGATCTAAACGTAAGATTGTCAGAAAGTCGCACAAATTGTACGTGTACTTCGTTTGTTGTAGTAGGAGACTTAAAAATTGCTACTTCAAACATTGCACTATTGTCTGTATATGCTTTGGGTATACCTGTATCAATCTTAGTCATTGTACCTGTACCGTTTCTGTGCATGATTTGAAAATTCAAATCGGTACTATCTGTACCCACACCAATAGCGTTAGCCGCCCATGTTGATGGGTTGACATCAGTAGGTGCCGCAGTAATACTAGTCATACCTACAAAGAATCTTCTTGTAGGGTTTGAAGCAGAACCTCTTGATGGGCCAAATCTAGTAACAAAATGGAAACCACCAAAAGGTGTAGAACTGTTTCCTAAATAATGTTGAGCAACACCCGATCTTACACCAGCAATTGCAGTTGCTGATGCAGTAGTAACCGCATATTCAAGTCTACGCATTGCAGTATGAATATTAGTTGCCGCCACGTTAGCAGCAGTAGCTGTACCTGTAGCAGTAACGTTCATACCTAATGTTTGCACAGTATTGGCGTTACCGGGAGGAATAAACAAACCAATTTTATTTCTTGCTAAAAACGGTTGTAAACTAGAGTCTAGACCGAAAGGTCCGACAAAAGCAGGTAACATTCTACCAGATACGTTTCTACCAAAAACTCTTACAGTATTAGCAGGAGGTGGAGTTATTGAAGGTTGATCAACTAAATCAATAGGATCAGTAGTAGAAGGAGTAGCCCAAGAAAAGTCAAAATCATTATTAGAATTTTTTCTTAAAACTTGACCAGTATTACCACCTTGCAATAAAGGTGTAGTACCTGATGTGGCAATATTAGCAATTTCAACCCACTGTGAACTTGTACCATCGTTATAAAACGCATTTAACGTCATATCTGAAGAATTGATCCAAAGATCACCAACACTAGGAGAAACAGGAGGTGTTTCAGATACAGTAGTAGGTGGGCCACCAGACCCACCACCTGAACCCATCGCATCAACCCAATTTGTACCAGTCCAAACAAGTTTCTTATTAGCAGTAGTACTCCAAATTTCTGCACCTAGTTTTCCAACAGGTGTAGTAGCATTCTCAGCAATAGCTAGAGTAGGAGGTTGTCGAGGGCTTAGATCACGAGGCATAATTAACCCACAACAACTACACGTAGACTGTTAGACGCAGGAGCAACAGAAAAACCAAGCGTGACTTGTGAAACACTGTTTCGAATTACATCACATTCGACAGTTTCACCAGTAGCAATATCATAAATTTGTACTTGAACATCCAAAGTATTAAGACCGTGGTTAACCGCAATACTGGTAGCTGCACCAGTACCAATAGTTTGTGCAAATTTGCGAGAAACAACAGCAGTATCAACAGAAATAACGTTACCAGCGATTACAATACCAGCACCTTGTGTATAAGAAACACCAGCACCAATTTGTGTAAACACAAGTGCAGTAGTACCTACAGTAATAGGATCATTGGTAATCAGACGCCATTGAGTATCACCATTTACAGTACCTTCTGTAACCATCACAGATAAACCAGATGTTACTTCGGCGTTTACATCAGCATCAGCACGGCGAGTCCAAGCACCTGATTGCGCTAGATAAATACCGTTTTGGTTTGCGGTTGTTTGATCTTTAACAAGTACTGACTCACCAGCTAGTACGCTTACACCGTCAATAGTCTGTAGACCAGATAGTGTAATGTTTGCTGTAGTAGCAACACGAACAGAGTTTTTCCAATCAGTACCATTGATCGCAGAATCAACATAACCTTTTGTAGCTGCATCTGTATCTGCTGTAGGTGTGGCAAGGTTAGTAATTCGCTGGTTGTTAAGACTTACAGGTGCAGTAGGTACAGCCATCTGATCAAGACGGTTTGTACGAACTTGAGTGTCAAAGTTACTGATTGTGTTTGCTAACTGAGTACCAGTGTGATGTGTTCGGTCTGTAGGATCAATCCATGAAGATGCTCCACGGTATTCAAACTTACCAGTTGTGCTGTTATAATAAAATTGACCCGCTACAGGAGTAGAAGGTGCGCTTGCTAGTACTTGAAATACAGCATTTTGAATCTGATTTCTACTTAGGTCAATATCGACTAAATAACGTTTAGACATTTTTATTCCTTAATTTAGATATGCAATACCTGAAAATGGTGCTGAAAAAGAAATTGTCAATTGATTTGGACCGTTGTATGTTGTATGACCTTCACACTCTGAACCACTTGAATCGACTACTGTTACACTTGGATATTTACCTAAATTGTGAGGAATGACCCAAGTATCTGAAGCTACAGATTGTATGTGTTCATAGAAAATGTCTTGACTAGACTGACTTCCTTGAACCATTATATCCCATTGAGAAAAATCGAAAGTAGACGTAGCAGTATGTGTAATTAAACATACGTATGCACTACCTTGATACCTAACTACATCTTCTCTGGAATAGTTAGATGTGGGAAGCCATTGACCTCTCCACGTAAATTTTAATTTAGACGAATCTTCGAAAGCTACGTCTTTTCGTTCTTGACGATTTACCGTAATGCTTATTGAATTTACAGGTTGTACTACAATATCTGGCATAACAACCTCTTAAATTCTAGTTACTTTTCTTTTTACTTTAACAAAACCTTCTAGGGGTTTTACTTTGAAACCATTAGGATCAGTTAAGAAAAGATCATACACTGAGTCAGTGTAAATAAGTTGATCTGTGTCGTTACTTGAAAAATTCAATTCGATTCTACCAAGTAAACCGTTGATAAAAATTAAACCATTTTCAGTAGATGCGTTTAATAAAACAATATCTGAAGATACATAAGGTCTAATTTGTAAATTCGCAGTATAACCTGTTAAGTTTAGAGGATCACCATTTGAATCTTTAAGATTAAAGAATTCTTCATAGTTTGCTCCTTGTGCGATTTCTAAATTATAATGGGCAGTAATCATGGGTTGTCCTTTGACAAATAATTAGCAGTAATTATATCACGAAAAATGTTAATTTTCAAGAGCAAATACAGACAAAAATAAAGAGGGCCGAAGCCCTCTAAATTAACCAACGTTTTCTTGGTTATTGTCATTACTATCAATATTTTTACCGTCAGTAGATGTACCATCTCCAGCAGTAGCCATACCATCGGAAGCTCTTGAAGTATTATCAGAAAGCATTTCTGAAAGTTCTTCTTGTTCCAAATCACTGTCTAATTTGTCAATACCAACAGATTCAAGAATTCTATTTACTACGTTTACTGTCTTAGGTAAGAACCCAACAGAAGCAGCACGTTGAATTGCCTTAGAGAATGATTCAAGATCAACTGTCTCTAGATTATCAAAATCTAATTTAGCACGACGAGCAGGATTCCAACCATTTAGTTCATAAATCTGTCGCACAAGATCATTGTTAAACTCATCTACGATACGACGAAGCATTGCTTCTGCCATTGAACCTGTCAATGAATTTTTAACTTGACCTAAAGCAAATGAACCAGTAGAACCTTGACCCATGATAAGAATATCAGCAAACAAACTTGTATAAATTGCGTTTCTGTAGTATTCTTTTACTTTGGTTGTATCGAAACCACGCTTACCATCCATTGACAGTAATTCAAAATCAAATAATTTTTGGCGGGTTTCTGGATCAACAGCACTTGGTAAAATTAAGCCTGATTGTTGATTACTTTGAATATTTCTGATAATATTCTTAAAAGTTTCATATAGTAATTTTTGTTCAGGTGATGCGTCTGCTGCCATATATTGTGCGGGGATTCGCATACATTTGTGTTCATTACAGTTCGTTAGACTGTAACCGTCTTGTTTGCACGAACAAGACTGCTATATGTTTCCATATAGATCAGACTATATCACATTCCTATTGTTATTAGGAATCTTCCCATTTCGGATCACTTGATCCTACTCTACTCCCTTGTCCGATTTCTCGGTGGTTTCGATAGTCGTTGCACGTTGCATGATATTATTAATTTATACATATTGCACTTCCTACTGTTATTCGGATAATTTGCAATATCATGCTTTCGCTCAGGATTGCCTACAACTTAATGTTTAGGTTTTCCCTGAATTAGAGAAGTTTTCAATAAGTATTACTACTTAAAGCCGCTGTCAGTTAACGGGTACACCACTCAAATCCTTAGAAA